ATAGTTACCTCGGTGGTTTTACTCGTGCTTATCTTATTGTCTTTGATAGGTATTTATATCTATATGAACAAGATAGACTGCGTGAGTTCTATAATAAGTTTAATAATCTAATAGATGAAGTTGGATATTATCCAGCTGAGTTAGAAGTATTCCCAGTACTTAAGTATGCAATACCAAAGGTAAAAAAATATACACCCCATGGTGTTAATCTTTCTTTTGATACAGAAAATGCAAGAGAAGAACGTTTAAGACCTTATATAAATTACATCTTTAATACCTCTTTTCAGTATTGGGTAACCCCTTACAATGAGTTTGGAAGTTTCGACCACAAAAAATATGGCGAAGAATATTCCGCTAGAAATACAAAAGTATTTGAACAATATATGGAAGAACAGAAAAACAGACTAGATAGACGAAACAAGTCTAAAAAACTAAATAATACAACTATAAATAATGAACGTGTTATGGATTAATTCTATAACATAAATGTATAATAATTTAAAAATCAATTAATTATGTCACTTTCAAAAGTCCCTTTAATCAAACCAAGCAAAGCGAATAGACCTCGTAATGCTTTCGACCTCTCACAACGTCACCTATTTACCGCACCCGCTGGAGCACTCCTCCCTGTCTTATCTTTAGACCTTATGCCACACGACCATGTGGAAATTAATGCTAGTGACTTTATGAGAACCTTGCCTATGAATAGTGCAGCTTTCGTATCAATGCGTGGAGTATACGAATTCTTCTTCGTACCTTATAAACAACTTTGGAGTGGATTCGACCAATTTATTACCGGTATGTCAGATTATAAATCTTCTTACATGCTTAGCTTTAAAAATAAAGTACTTGAAAATTGCCCTAATTTAAGTATTCAAGACTTTGTAAAATTCATTAACCCTAAAGGAGATAAAGATATACACGGATTCCCTAAAAAGAATGGAGTTTTCAGAATGCTAGACCTTTTAGGTTATGGCAAATATGCAAATAGTTCAGGTACAGCCTATACAGATATTCCTGACAAAGCAACAAAAGACTTAGGTAATGTTACTCCTTTTAGAGGACTTGCTTATCAGAAAATATATTCAGACCACTACAGAAATTCAACTTATGAAGACTTTCAAGTATAATCTTTTAATGTTGATGTATTCGGACAAGGTGGAAAAATGAAAGCCGTAGTTTCTAATGAACCTTGGGATTATGATTGGTTTACTCTTCGTTATCGCAATGCAGGTAAAGATATTTATACTAACTTACGCCCTACTCCCCTTTTCGCTGTAGAGAATTTTAGTCATGGCTTAGCACCTGGCGACCTTGGTGTATCTGTTGCTAGTGATAAAATTAGTACAGAAATAGATATAAATAATAATGCTGGTACTTTTAACTTATCAGTAAATGATATTCGTAATGCTTTTGCTCTCGATAAATTAGCAAGTATCACAATGAGAGCAGGAAAAACCTATAAAGAACAAATCGAAGCACATTTCGGTATTTCAGTAGATGAAGGAAGAGACGGCAAATGTGAGTACTTAGGTGGATTTGATAGTAATATGCAAGTAGGTGATGTTACCCAAACAAGTGGTACAACAGTTACCGGTACAAAAGATACTAAATTCGGTGGATACCTCGGACGTACAACCGGCAAAGCAACCGGTTCAGGTAACGGACAAATTAAATTCGATGCTAGAGAACATGGTATACTTATGTGCATTTATTCAGTAGTACCCGATGTTCAGTATGATTCAACAAAAATTGATCCGTTTGTACAAAAAATTCAAAGAGGTGATTTCTTTATTCCTGAATTCGAAGACCTCGGTATGCAACCTTTATTTTGTTCTACTATATCTTGGAAATACGCTGAAGGTAATTTAAAATCTCCTACCGGCTCAAAATCTCCCGCTTTTGGTTGGCAACCCCGATATAGTGAATATAAAACAGCTTTAGACACAAACCACGGACAATTCTCAAATGGAGAACCCCTCGCTTTTTGGAGTATTGCTCGAGCTAGAGCTAATGACTTCTTACACACATTTAATATCAGTAGTTTAAAAATTAACCCACATTGGCTAGATTCCGTTTTCGCAGTAGATTACAATGGAACAGAACTAACAGACCAATTTTATGGAGAATGTTATTTCAATATCCTAAAAGTATCAGACATGACAGTAGACGGCATGCCAAGAGTATAACAAAATAGAAAGGAAACAAATATATGCATAGTTTTAATATCTTCTTTCCATACATGACCGAAGAGGAACTCGAAACAATGGAAAAACCAGCTACAGAAAATACAGAACTACCAGCTTTTAACGCTGAAATTAACAAAGTAGTAGAAGTATTATTCCCTATTGATAATGTAACTCATAACCCTACAAGTGCTGTAAACACTTTAATCTCTCCTACAGCTAGCCAGCTAGATAAAGAGAAATATGCATCAATGATGCAAAAAGTACCTACAGACAGAAGTAACAAAGGATTAGATGACGAAACAATAATGGCTACAACTCCAAGCAGAAAAAACCAAACTTTAACAGATATGGATAAATATGCAGGTGCCGTAGCTAGTTACGCAGAATTAACCGGTATGCAGAATGGAAAAGAAACAACCACAGCTAATACAGAACCTAGTACAAATGTATCGGCAGAACCTGCAACAAGTTCGGCAGAATAACAAACAATTGAGTAAGGGAGAAACCTCCCCTACTCTTTTAAAATTTAATAGCTATGATAGTACAAAATGTAATAAGTAATAAAGTAGGTTTATCGCCTTTCATTACACAAAATAAGTATATAGTACCACAAATTGGAGCCGCTTTAATAGGTGCCGGAGCATCTTTATTTGGCGGAGCCGTAAACTCTGGTAATAGTTGGGCAAAACAACAACGTCAAAATGATTGGAATGTAAAAGTACAAGATTATTTTTTAAAAAAACAACAAGATTATAACGACAAAATTAATCAACAGAATTTTGAATGGCAAGACGAAAGTAATGTAAGAGCAAGAATAGAAAAAGCAGGCTATAACCCCTATCTTTACAATGGTCAGGCTAGCGCACAAAGTGTAGCAAGTAATTCCGCAGGAGGTCCTCCCTCTGAAAATATGCCTAGTGGTTATGATAATTCGCTAGGTCAAGGAATAGCAAATATGGGTAACTCCTTTTCACAAGTATTAGGAGCAATGCAGGATTATAAAAATAAAGACCAAGAATATCAAAGAAATGGTATTGCAGATGCTTTTGTTAATAAAATGACCGGAGCAAATGCCGGCGTTTTAGGTGCTACTTCTTATGCTCAAATTCTTCAGGCAAATTCGGTAGCTAATCTTAATGACGCTGTTAAATTTCATCAGGATATGATGAATAAAATAGACCAAATGCCATATATAGACCAAAACGGAGTACCACAGACTAACCCAGACGGTACGCCAATGACATTAGCGCAGGCAAATGGATTAGGTATATCTCGACAATCAATGGTTAATGTAGAAAAAGCAGTAAAGGAAATATCTTTACTTGCATCTCAAGGAAAATCTATAGACCTTGATAATATTGTAAAAAAATGGAAGTTAGATAATGGTTATCATGTTCAAGAATTAAACTTGATTAAAGAACAAGTTAGACAGCTTCAATCTCAAATTGTTTTAAATAATGCAAATGCTTTCTTAGCTAGAATGCAAGCTAAAACCCAGAGTTTTATGCAGGATAATCTATTCGCAAATACACAATATATTAATACGCAGAATGGCCAAGCACAACAAAGATTCTTATTTGATTTATCTAATTTAGCATCTCAAGGAGATTTATTTGATAAACAATCTCATGGACTTGGATTGGATAATATTTTAAAGAAACATACTTACCCCTCTCAGTCAATAATGAATCCGTTTAATACTTATACTAATGGTTTTTTTACTCCTCAAGGTATTTCTACCCTTGGAGGTGCTGTAGGTGGTTTCTTAAATCCTATGGGCTTTTTTATGAGATAGCTAGTATGTAAATACAAAAAATAAGTAATCCTATAAGAACAAAAGCTAATTTAATTGCTATTATAGTGAATACTATTGTTAGTATCCTCTTAGTCCACTTATCATCACATTCTA